GCCCTGGACCAACCGCGCCCGAGCATGGGCTCTGGGCTGGGCCGGGGTCGGCGTGAGGCTGGCCTCGATGAGCTCGTTGGGCTCCTCCGGCGTGCCCATGACGAAGCCCTCGGCGCGGGTGCCGCAGAAGTCCTCTTGCGGGTCGCGGTACGCCGGGTCCTCGGGGGGGAGCTGGCCGCGGGGGGTCATGGCTCCAGGGATCCATCCGATGGAGACGCCCCGCAGGCGCTTCGCTCGCGCCTGGACGATGAGGTCCGCCTTGTCGAGCGGGGTCGTTGAGGCGATCTCGTCGAGGTCGGCGGTTGCAAGCAGGCAGCGGCCCACCGTGCCATCCACCCCGCTCTGGACCTGGAAATCCTGCCAAAGTCCGAGGGGAATGCTCCCCATGCGCTCGTCCATCTGGTGTGACCAAAGAACGTGCAGCCCGCAGGAGGTCGCCCGGTCGAGGTTCCACTCCTGCCGGACAATGTTTCCGTCCGTCGCCTCGCCCTCGTCGGAGAGCACGTAGACCAGGGCCGAGGGCGCCGCCTCGTTGCCCGCCGCGTCCAGGGCCACCGCGCGCCCCGCCCAGGTCCGGTCCATCAGCAGGCGACCGACGAGCGGCACGGGCTGACCGAGACGGGCGAGGTGTCGCGTGTGTTGGGCGAGGTCCATGGGGGCACGGTATGGCCGGTCCGTGTCCCCTGCATGTCCAGACGTCTGGACATGCTCCAGGAGGGGAGCGCCTTACCGTGCGGGCATGCGTCTGTACCGCCTCCGCCTCTTCCTTCAACGCGCCGTGCGGGCGGTCGTCTCTGCGGTCGCACGCCCCCGTGCCGCTGTCAACCGTCTCGGGGTAACCTCCCGGTCGCGGCCCGTGGCCAACGCCCAGGCGGCCAACCAGCTCGGCCTCATGGCCGACAGCCCCGGGATCTACGCCGCGCTGATCCGTCGCTGTGTCGGGATGCAGGTCTACCCCCTCTGCGTCCATCGGGCGATGCCGGGCGGGCGCACCCGCGAGGAGATCGACCCCGCGCAAGAGGTCTGGGCGGCGGACCTGCTGCGCTTGCTCCAGCGGCCCGACCCGGCGGACGTGGACGCCGTGTTCCCGGCGCTGCCTGGCGAGTTGCTGCTCGCCCAGCTCATGGCCGACCTCATCATGGCAGGGACCGCCTACGTCCGCTTCCAGACGGGCACGGGAGGCGCGATCGTCGGGCTGGCCCGCCTGCACCCGGCGGTGACCAGCATCCTGTATGTGAATGGGGCCCGCCGGATCTGGTACAGGCCCACGGCCGCTCAGGCCCAGACCTTCGATGGGCGGGAGGTGTGTGTCCTGCGCTGGATCTCGGCGGCGGCGGATGCCCGGTCTGAGCTCGGTATCGGCGCCGGGGAGTGTTTGGACGCGATCTCGGCGGCGGAGGTCGGCGCCCTGGAGCGCACGCGCACGGCCATCGAGCAGGGCGGCGTAGACATCGCCGTCGAGGCGACCGACCCCGCCACGGCGGCGCTCTTGATGGACCCCGACCAGCGCATCGCTTTGGCGAACGACCTGACCGCCGCGCTTGGGAAGGAAGGACAACGGATCCTCATCCCCAGCGGGGGGTATAAGCTCAACGACCTGGGCCTCAAGCCCGCCGACCTGCGCGCGCCGGAAACCCTGACCGCTGCCCGTCAGGCGCAGCTCATGGCGATCGGCGTGGTGCCCGTCATGGTTGGCGCGGACTCGACCAGCTACGCCACCGCCGCCGCGCAGCTCCGAGTGCAATACTCCTGGGATCTGGAGCTCGCCGCCTGGATGGAGGCGTTCCTCCTGCGCCCGCTGGCTCAGACGTTTGCCCGCAACGGCGGCGGTCGGGCCGCCCTGAGCGCCTCCATGGTGACCTGCGCCTGGGACCTGTCCAGCCACCCGGGCGCGCTCGCCGCTCGGACGGAGGCCATCGCCCGCGCCGTCCAGCTCGTGGACCTCGGATGGACAGCCGCTCAGGCGGCGGAGGCGGAGGGCCTGGATCTGCCGCCGCCCGAGGGCCAGCCCCGCCCCAAGGTGCCCGCCATGACGCCCCCGGCGAGCAGCAGCCCGGCTCAGGGCGGCGGCAACCCCGCGGACGCGCAGGGCGGAGGGCGCACGCTCGGCGAGTGGTTGACCCGGTCTCAGCCGGTGACGCCCCCCACGCCCCCAGAGGACCCCGTCGAGCAGCAGCGGTCCATGCTCTGGCGGCAGAAGGAAGAGGCTCGGACGCGGTCTGACGCGGACCTCCGGACAGCAGCCCGGTCCACGCTCGACCAGGAGCGCACGCGCTACCTCACCGACCTCCGCGCCATGCTGGATGCGGCTTGGAACGGCGAATCCTATGGGTCTGTCGCCTGGGGTGACCTCGGCGCCGAGAACCCGGCTGTCTACGTGGACGGCATCGGCACGCCCTGGCTCCAGACCTGGGAGGAAGCCGCGGCCGGCGCGGTCCCGGATGATCTCGGCGTGCCGCACGTCTCCTCCACCCCGGCGACCCTGGACGCCTTCCAGCCCTCGGCGGACGCGATGGCGGCGACCACGCGGTCCTGGACGCTGGACGCTGCCCGGGCTGCGGTCGAGGCTGGACTGCCGCCGGATGCGGCGCTTGCGGACGTCGCCCAGGGCCCCGCCTTCGATGCGGCGCGCGATTTGATGATCGCCCGCACAGAGACGGTCCGCGCTCAGAGCGAGGGGACCTCGGCCCGCTACGAGGCGGCAGCGGCGGCGGGTGTGCAGCTCGAGCAGGAGTGGCTGAGCGCCCGGGACAGCCACGTCCGGGACAGCCACCGCGCCCTGGACGGGCAGCGCGTGCCGGTGGGTGCGACCTGGTCGATCCCGGGTGGGCCTGAGACGCGGGGCCCAGGGCTCAGCGGCGACCCGGGCGAGGACATCAACTGCCGGTGCGCCGTGTCGCCGGTGGTGGTGGGGTAACTACTTCGCTCCCATCGCCGCGCGTTGTGCCAGGATGTACCTGACACAGTCTAACCCGTGGTCCTTGCTCAGCGGGTCTATCTCGGGCGCCTTTCCCGGCTTGCTCGGCGCCCACTTCGCCTCGGTCAGCTCGCGGATCAGGCTGGCGCAGGTCGAGAACACGACCAGCCGCGGCGAGATGGCCACCCCTGCGGGCGTCTGGAGCTGTAGGCGCGTCTCGATGGCGTTCAGCCCCGCCTCGATGCTGCCCGCTCCCTTCGGCGCCGGGATCATGGGCACCCCGAGGCGAGCGGCCAGGACGATCCCCGAGGGGTCCTCGGAGTCGGCGATCCGCAAGCGGGGTGGGCCGGGGTGCCGCTTCTCGTGCTGCCCAAGGTCGCGGAGGAAGTCCTCCTGAACGATGGGCGCCTCGCCCTTGTCGGCGACCGAGCGCGGGGCCAGCTCATCAAAGACGACCAGTAGGTCGTTAGCCTTGTCCTCGGCGATCCAGACCGCGTTCGGAGACCGGGCGCCCCAGTCCACCCCGCACCATCGAGGCCACTCGGGTGGAATGGGGCGCGGGAGGATGACATGGACGTGTCGGTCGAAGCCTGGGAAGCGCCTGCCCTTGGGGTCGCGGAAGCCGCCATGGAGACGAGCTTCGCGTTGGTCTGCCGGAACACTGGCGAGAAAGCGGGCGACGTCGGCGGGCGCCAGGAATGGGTTGTCCTCCATAAAAAGTTCGGTCACGACTGAGTCGGCCCGGACCGCGGCGTGCGCCTCGGTGGCCGCCTCTCGATCATCCACCCAGCGATCCCATACCCAGGTCAACCCGAGGAGCGGCGTCATCGTGAGACAGACGCGTCCGCCCTGGTCGAGCAGGCGCACCACAACCTCGTCGTACACGGGCTCGTCGTGTTCCTCGTCGAGCCACGCGAGCCTCCAGGAGTCCCCCTGATAGGACCGGCGCCCCTGGTCGTTGGACTTGCACAGGATCGTTCCGCCGTTCGGGAGGCGCACCCAGGCCTCTCCCTGCCCGAAGCGGTTGTGCCAGGCGGCGGAGGCCGGCAGGTAGCGGTCAAGCTTAGGGCGCCCGTACCGCAACGAGTCGCCCAGCGTCAGCGACGACGCGCAGACCGTGCCGGGCCCCTTGGGGATGGCCGCAGGGTCCAGCCCGTTGACGGCGCACCAGCCCTCTACGTCTGGATGGTCGCCCCCGAGCGCGTGGGCCACGGTGAGCTGTGCCCCCAGCTCAGTCTTGCCGGTGCGGTTGCCCCCGAGGGCGACGAGGACATGGGCCACGCCACCGAGGAACTGCACCACGGGTCGGCGCTGACTGGTCCTGGGGAGTGGCTGATCCCAGAGCCGGGCGTACCTCAGCGGATGCTCACGACGCCTGCGCTGCAGCTCCAGCGCGGCGGCCGCAGCCCGCTCGAGGTCGGCCCGCGCGACCATCAGGCGGCCTCCTCCTCGACGTCCGCGCTCTCGGGCCACAGCAGCACCCAGGGCGGCACCTGGAGCACAGCGGCCACGGCCTGGACGGCATCCACGCTCGGGCCGCGGGTGTGGCGCAGCTCGTAGAGCCAGTGCAGGGAGACGCCGGCCTTGTTGGCCACCTCCAGCCAGGTCCGCTCCTGCTGGTCCAGGTGCGCGCGGATGGTCGCCGCGGTGCGCCGGCCGTCGGTGACGTAGCGGGCGGTCAAGGCGTTCCTCCCTGACTCGTCAGTGCGGCGGCGATGATGGCGTGCAGGTCAGCGTCCGCCTTCGTGGACAGGTTGCCGTTGATGTCGACCTCGGTCTTCACTGCCGGTCCGAGGTGCTTGAGCACCAGCTCGGCGGCCCTCAGCTTGTCGCTGTGGCTCGCGCTCTTGCTTGTCAGCGCGTCCCGGACCGCCTCGTAGCTGAGCGCGACCAGCCCGACCTGGGCCTCCTGGGTCGCGTGGTCGATCTCGGTCCGTCGTCGGGTGTGCTCGGCGACCCACTCGGGTGTGAACGACCAGCGGCGAAGCGTCTCGTCAGAGACAGAGCCGCCTTCCTCGTTCATTTTGTCGGCGATGGCCTGCCAGGACAGACCCAACATACGCAGGTCCAACGCCCTACCCTTGCGGGCGTCGAGTCCACAGGATGTCTCAGGATGGCTCATGTCGTGCGTCCTCCTCCGAACAGGTTCCCTTGGTTCCCTCTCGTCGGCTTCGCCACCTCCGGCGGGCAGTCCCTCCGGTCCAGCGCAGCCCGGTCCTCGCGTGCCTGCCGGCGCTCCTCGGGCGTCTCCTCGGGGGCGCTGCGGCAGATGGCGCAGGCGCAGGGGGTCATGCCGCCCTCCCGAACAGCGCCGCCTGTCCCTTCGGCAGCCCCGCGGTGT